ATTAGCATGGGGTGCATACAAAACTTATGATGAATGGGGAGCTATGTAATGAGTATTTTGGATATGGACACCATGGAAAGATCGTTGCTTTTTGCAAAACTTGCAGCTGATGCATACGGCATGGAGTCCGACGTTAAGAAAGTTGTTAAAGGATATGGTTTTACTAAAGTAAAATTTTATGACAATGGTGGAGCTCAAGCATATAGATTTGAATCTCTAACTGATGTTGTTGTTGCTTGTCGTGGCACTCAACCTTCTGAGTTCAATGATTTGAAGGCAGATCTAAAAGCATTCCCGGTCAAATCAGAAACTGTCTCGAGGGTACATCGAGGATTTAAGAATGAGGTTGATGAACTTTGGCCCATGGTTAAACCTGATGTAGAGAAGGTTACAAAGAACCTATGGTTCTGTGGTCATTCATTAGGTGCAGCAATGGCAACTATTATGGCAGCAAGATGCTCGCATGACTACGATCTACCTGATCCAGTACAATTATATACATATGGTTCACCGAGAGTTGGCTGGCACACATATGTTAACTCATTAAAGTTAGATCATATGAGATGGCAGAACAATAATGATATTGTTACACGAGTACCTTTAATGATTATGGGTTATAAACATCACGGTCATAACTGTTATATTGGTCATGACGGAACAATTGATACTGGTGGTAAGCTAAATATATGGAAGAGATTCATTGATCGCTTGAAAGGAATGTGGGGTGGAATTAAACATCTTAAGATTGATAATTTCTCTGATCATGCCATGGCAGAGTACATACCGCACATTGAAAAATGGAAGAAATAATATGTATAAATAAGTATAACAATTACTTAATATCGGGATAAAAGGATGTCGGAACAGAAATTACTCGATATAGAGAGTAAGTTAGAAAGGATGCACAGCGCGTTGCAAAGACAAGAGAAAGAAATTGACTCTTGGAGAAGTAAATCAGCTAGGTTACCTAATTGGATAAGGAATGGGGGAGTAGCTCTATTCATTGGTATATTCGTCCAGTCAATGACTGCGGTTTGGTGGGCATCTGAGATAACCAATACACAACAGAATTTAATATCAGATGTACAAACTAACTCCGAATATCGGATATCAAGTGCAGAACGATACAACGAGATTATGATAGAAATTACTAAACTCCAGGTAATGCTGGAAACCCATTTTAAATTACAGGATAAACTATGAAATCAATTAGACAAATCAGAGAAGCATCGGGTGGTAAAGAAGCCTATCAAAAATTCTTTAACTCTATACTAAAGAAATTTGGCGTAGATTCACCATCAGAACTTAAAGGCGATAAGAAAAAAGAATTCTTTGATGCAATTGATAAAGGTTGGGATGGCGATAACGAAAAAGACGAATCTAAAAATCTTAAAGCCGGTTATATGAAAGCCCATAAAGATAAAAAAGGCAAAATGATGCATGCATCATATAAAGAAGATGTTAAAGAAGCTAAAAAGCTTTCTGGCGGTAAGGGCAAAGCTAAAATTGACATTAATTTTATGGGTGATAAGAAAGATGCCAAATTCGCAGCCACCAAATACAAGATCGGTATCAAGGTAACAAGCAATGGTGCAATTCTTTCAGGTGATAAGCAAAAGATCTTAGCTTACCTACAAGGGCAAGACTATGCTATGGACGCTGAAGATATTGAAGATTTATATCCTGAGCTTATGGAAACATATGACGATGAAGATGACTTAGATCCAGATAGTACATTGAATGCTGATGAAAATCCATTAGCAACTGGTAAGAGTTTAGGAGAAGCCTTCGCAAAATCTTACGGCTATACACATACTGAAGAAGCAATTAATCATCTAATGAAATCACTGCAGCCTAAAAGTGCTTTAGCCAGGACTATTTCATCAAATGCTGATAATGTTACAAAAGAATTCACGAAGATGTCTAAACTTATGGACAAAATCATGGAGCAGTGGGAAGCTGTTGAAATGGTTATAGGCATGAATGAATCAGTAGATGAGGCAGTTGATTCATCACTATTAAAAAAAGCACAGGCCATAGCTTCAAAACTATCAGGTAATATGACAAAAGCTGTGGCCGAGATTGAAAAACTTAAGAAAGGTTTATCAACCGATAAGAAAGTAATGGCAATGCTTAAGACTGCTAACGAAGCTATGGCAATGTGTGAGCAGTGTGGTAAAATGCATGAAGAAGGTGCGTGTGGTGAATCAGTTGATGAAAACCTACGCAAGGACATAGCTCAGATGTCTTCTAAGTTTCCTGAAGGAAGCAAAGTTAAAATGAAGCATGATGGCAAGATTGCTAAAGTGTTAAGTGTTTCTAAAGACTCTATTAAGGTTGCAATCGGCAATAAAACTATGGATCATAAACCCACTGATTTAGTGCCTGTTGATGAAGCTGCTAAAGTATTATCTAAGAAAGGTGATTACGCATTTTCTACATATAGAAATAAAGAAGTAGACGTTACATATAAAGGTAAGATAATTGCTACGGGTGATTTTGATTCTGGTGCTGACGCTTGGTTTTTAAATATTAAAGGCACAAAGGGACAACAGTCTTTTAATAGCGCGGCTGATGTTATCAAGTTCTTCATGAAGAATAAGATTACTGAAGCAGTAAGTGTTGATCGTAGAACCACCGGGTTTAAAGAAGCATTAAAGAGAAGAGCTGAAGCGAAAGCAAAACGTGAAGCTATGAAAATTAAAGCTGCTAAGAAACAATCTAAGGATGACATGGCTAAACTTGATGCTAACTACGCATACGATGGTGAGGTAAAAGAGATTCTTGCAGCTGCTAATAAGAAGATCATGGGTGAAGATGCTCCAGAAAATTCTTCAGGTTCTGGTGCTGTTGATATGAATCCTACTGGTAAGTCTAAGAAAAAAGACAAAAAAAGTCTCGTGGCAAGATCAGCATCTCTTATGGCTAAACGCGGATACTAAATGAAAACTTTTAAGATGTTTGAGAGTGATGCATATCACTCAGGATTATCTAAATCAAGTAAGGCCAAACGGCAAGCTCAATTTAAGAAGCAAGCCGATATGGATGATGATGATCCGAATGCATATAAGCCAGCGGTAGGAGATAAGACAGCAAAGACTCGCAAGTCTACCCATACAACAAAGATGCAAAAAATGTATCCAGATGTATATGAAGGTAAAGCTGATAAGTCTCTGGCGAAGAAAGCGAAAGCTTCTGGTATGCCTCTCGGCATCTTAAGAAAAGTTTATAATCGTGGAGTAGCTGCATGGAAAACTGGTCATAGACCAGGAACAACACCTGAACAGTGGGGCCATGCAAGAGTGAACTCATTTGTAACTAAATCCTCTGGTACTTGGGGTAAGGCTGATAAAGATTTAGCGGATAAAGTAAAGGGATAATATGCAAAATTTTAACTTATGGGAAACGGATTGCTGGGACGGATATAAAAAAGCCGGCATGAAGAAAGGCAAAGGCGGGAAGATGGTTAATAACTGTGTTCCTGAAGAAGATGAAACTAACGAAGCAAGGGTTGCTCCTTCTGCAGATACGCAGGCTCGACTAACTAAAAACATGGATAGATCATCAGCGGCAGATTTAAAGAGAGCTTTAAACAACAACGTTGATGGCCTAGATGCTTTAGCATGGAAGTTACAGTATCAATTCGCGGGAGTAGATCCCAAAGCAATAACTGAATTAAAGGCTGTGTACAAGCAAGCTTTAAAAATGCAAAAGTCAGTTGCCAAGGCAATTGATGGCGCTAAGTAGGAGCGTATCTCCTTACTAATTTTAGGCCTTATATATATGGCAATATCAACTCCAACTCCAACACAAATAAACCACGTAGCTACTGCGTTAGAGTATAAATCTAAAAAACCATTCATAAATATTGGAGCATCTCCTGGGTCTTCTATGACTCAGGCGTTTACTTTAGTATACGACGATATTATAAGATTTCAAAAAGGAACTGAGGGTTATTTTACCGCCGCAGAAATTGCTGATTTTAGTTACGATAATTTTGCAGGTAATGCAATCTGGTTTATGGATGAGCTGACTGGTATGGAATCTGACTGGGATAGATATGCGGCAGCTGCAGCAACAAGTGGCGATGATCGTCAAACTGCTTTCGGTTATATGCAATTCACAAGTCCCACTGTTCAGACTGCGGTAAATAGATACATACAACATATAAAAAGATTTAATGCAAGAAAATTTACAAGAGGTTGGGGGCCATGGGGAATTCCTAATGGCGGTGAAATAAAGATACCTTATTGGATATCTAGGATAAAAACTTCACTTGATAATAATACATATAATCATAAGTTTGAATTAGGTAGATTAACGTATGATCAATCTGCTGCTTTGGCATTTGTTCATATGCACAGAGAAGCATCAAGAGATTCTAACTTTAGATTACTATCGTTTGGTGATATAACAGCGGCAAAGGAATTATATAAAAATAACCATCATACTAACCCTGATGCCCCTACCTTACTTAGATTAAATGTCACTGTTCAACCGGGTTTAACTAAAGACGGAAAAACCGTATCGGGAACTCAACCAGGGTTTTTTAGAATTCATTATATACCAGCAACAAGTTTGATAACTAGAACTGTACAGGTTATGCCTACAGCCGCAGCATTAACATTGTTATATGATATAGCAATAGATCAAATATTCACTGATAGATATAAGGCAAAGGTAGCCGAGGTTAGGGCTGCAAATGATTTAACTAGTGATGATTAATTATATAAATAAGTGTATATGTATAAGGAAAGATTATGGCAAAACCAAATAGTAGAAGCACATTACAAGATCATTGTTTAAGAGCTCTAGGCGCTCCTGTAATTGAAATTAATGTGGATGAAGATCAATTAGAAGATCGTACAGACGATGCAATACAATTTTACCAAGAGTATCATTCTGACGCTGTCATTAGAACATATTTAAAGCATCAGCTTACTTCTACGGATATAACAAACAGTTATATTACAGTAAGCGATAGTATTACTTCGGTAATGAGAATGCTTAAAATTAATACTACGGCAGGTAATGCGTTGTTTGATGTGGGATATCACATGCGCCTTAATGATGTATTCATGTCTGACGGAATGATGAGTTCAATTCAAAGCTACGAACAAAAGTTGCAGCATCTATCTTTAGTTGAACACCAATTGAACACCGAAGAACATATACGATTTAATAGACATATGAATAGACTTCACATGGACGAAGGATTTGGTGATCTTGTTGCTGGCCAGTTCATAGTTATTGAATGTATGGAAATAGTAAATACCTCAAGTTTTTCAGACGTATTTAACGACGCATACTTAAAGAAATATCTTACTGCATTAATTAAAAGACAGTGGGGTGCAAACATGATGAAATTTGATGGGTTCCAATTGCCAGGTGGAATAACAATGAATGGTCGTCAAATGTTTGAAGACGCGATAGAAGAAATAAAAGAATTAGAAGAAGAAGTTAGACTAACCTGGATGACACCAGATAACTTCTTAATGGGATAATTACATGGCAACTTCGGTATATTTCAGTGGTGCGGTAAAATCTGAACAGGATCTTTATGAAGATCTTGTCACAGAGAGCATTAAAATATTTGGTCAAGATGTGGTGTATCTTCCACGTGAGCAGGTATCTGAAGATGATTTATTAAATGAAACAGTAAACCAATATACACAAGCATTCCCTGTAGAAATGTATTTAGAGAATGTAGATGGATTTGAAGGTGATGGTAATCTATTAGGCAAGTTTGGTTTAGAGATAAGAGATCAAGGTACATTTGTAGTAACTAGACGTCGTTGGGAAGCTGCGGTAGGTGGACTAGCTACAGGAGTAGGTTCTAGACTTAAGCCAGCCGAAGGTGATCTGTTATATATGACAATGACTGGACGATTATTTGAAATAAAATATGTAGAACCTAAATCTCCATTTTATCAATTACAAAAACTTCCAAGCTATACTCTTACTGCTGAATTGTTTGAATACAATGACCAGCACTTTGATACCGGTTGGGATGAGATTGATGCAATCGAATGGGATAATGCTACATCATATAGTTATCTTATGAGTGCTGCTACAGCATACGAACCTGGTGAATTGGTAACACAATGGACTGGTGTTAATGATTCAGCTGGTGATCCTATTAATATTGAAGGTTATGTGTCTGGTTGGGAATCTGCATTGAAACGTGTAACAATTGTGACACCACATCAAAGTTCTAACGGTGATGGTACGTTTATGACATTCTCTGTTCAAGCTGCGTCTAATAGAGCATTGGTTGGTACAGAATCTGGAACAACATCACAAATTACACTTGATCAAAGTGGTACTGTTAAAACATTCTATAACCAAGATGTATTTGCTGACAATGATGAATTCGAAGTTGCGGGTGATAGTGTCATAGACTTTACAGAATCTAATCCGTTTGGAGATCCATAATGTTTGAAAATCATTTCTATAATGAAAGCACCAGGCGGATGGTATCTGTATTTGGCTCTATCTTTAATGACATGGAAGTTGTTAAGAAAGATGCTAACGGTAAAATTATACAAAAAATTAAAGTACCTCTTGGTTATGCACCAAGAACTAAAGTGCTTGCTCGTTTAACTGAACAAACAAGTGATCCTAAGATGGCTATGAAGTTGCCTCGTATGTCATTTGAAATATCGTCTATGGAATACGATGCTAATGCTCGTGTATCAAAACATAAGAATTATACAAAAGTTATTGTAGGTGATACACTACAATTAAATAAATTAGGTGCTCCGGCTGTATATAAAGTTGGATTCGAATTAAATATTCTTGCTTCAACACAAGATGAAGGTCTACAGATGTTAGAACAGATCCTTCCGATGTTCCAGCCAGAGTATACAGTAACAATAAAAGATATTCCAGCAATGGATATTACTACCGACACTCCTATAATTTTAGAGAGTGTTACTTTAAATGATGATTATGAGGGTGATTTAGTTACGAGGAGAGCTATAATTTATACATTATCTTTCTCAACGCGTATTCGTTATTATAGAGGTTTAGGTAAGAGCAAACAAATTCTCCAAACAGAAGTTGATTATTCAGAGAATGTTGATCCTACGACTCATAAATTTGAGACACAAAAGATAGTAGGTACGAAAGTAGTGGGTGGTAATACGGTAGTTGATGATCCACCATATACTGAGACGATTAACTTTTTTGATACTGATGTATAGGAGAATACAATGGCGTTTGAATTTAAAGCACAATTAGTAAGAGTTGTTGATGGTGATACCATTGATGCAGATATAGAATTAGGATTTAATATATTCATGAGGGATCGCATCCGTTTAATGGGTATAGATACACCTGAGAGTAGAACAAGAAACCTACAAGAGAAATCTTGGGGTATGGCAGCAAAGCACAGGCTGATTGAATTATTAGCTGAGACCGACGGTGCATTTGTTTTACACACAGAAGAAATGAGCAAAGGTAAATTTGGAAGAGTACTTGGTACGATTATGATTAACGGTAAAGATGCTAATCAAAGTCTTATTGAAGAAAAACTTGCTATACCATATGAAGGTGGTAATAAAGACGAGAGTCGAACCAAGTATGGAGTAGTAGATTTATGGAATACAGATTATGAAAACCCACAGGAACACGATGATGACCATGAACATGGCGACGAACCAGAAGGGATTGACTGGCACGCGTAGTAAAGTCGATGAAGATTACGAACGCGTAAGAAGAGACTTATTTGATTTAGCGGGACAGGGTGATGAAGCTATAGAGCTGATGTTAGAACTCGCCCGCGAATCAGAACATCCAAGAGCATTCGAAGTTCTTGGTCAGTTAATCAAACAAAACGCTGAGATAGGCGAAAAGATCCTTAAACTCCACAAGACTAAAAAAGAAGTCGACAAAGTTGAGGCTGATGCACCCGCAGCTCTTGCTGGCCCGACTAATAATAATGTATTCATAGGCTCTACAGCCGAACTACAAAAAATGTTAAGAGATGAAGTAGAAGTTATAGATAATGAAGACAATTAAATACGATGGTCCTGTGTCGGTCATTAAGGCTGATACACTATATGAATGTTTAGCATGTGGAAAAGAATATACCGAAGACCGTGTACATGCACATGAGGATGCATGTGAAAAAATTCCAGCTTATTTACAATCTAGGGAAGATAGGAAAGAATGGGCTCACAGACAATGTGATCTAGAACAATTGGAATTAATATGAGTAGAGAAACTAATTATCTAGGTAACCCAAATGTAAGGGGTGCCGATGTAGAACACCCGTGGACCAAGAAAGAACTGCTGGAATACAAAAAATGTTTATCTTCACCACAGTATTTTGCAAAGAAATATTGTAAGGTAATCCATTTGGATAAAGGCTTAATACCATTTAAGCTATATCCGTATCAAGAAGAAATGTTTGAATCATTCGAAGATAATAGATTTAATATTGTTCTGGCATGTCGTCAGAGTGGTAAATCTATTGCTGCGGTAGCTTATCTTTTATGGTATGTTATATTTAAGGGTGAACAAGTAGTAGGAATCCTAGCAAACAAAAATGCTATTGCAAGGGAAATGTTATCACGTATTACATTGATGCTTGAAAACCTACCGTTCTTTTTACAACCAGGGTGTACAACACTAAACAAAGGTTCTATTGGATTCTCAAACAATAGTAGAATCATTGCTGCAGCAACATCTTCAAGCTCAATTCGTGGTATGTCACTTAACTTAGTATATCTTGATGAGTTTGCATTCGTAGAGAATGCCACTGAATTTTATACATCAACCTATCCAGTTATATCATCCGGTAAAACATCTAAGATCATTATTACATCTACCGCAAATGGTATAGGTAATATGTTTCATAAACTATACGAAGGTTCATTACAGGGCACAAATGAATTTAAATCCACCCGAGTAGATTGGTGGGACGTACCAGGAAGAGATGATAAATGGAAAGCGATGACCATTGAGAATACATCTCAACTTCAGTTCGACCAGGAATTTGGCAACTCATTTCATGGTACAGGTAATACATTAATAAGTGCTGATATACTGTTAGCGCTGAGAGCCGCTAACCCTATTGAGTATACGAATAATATTAAAATATGGGATCAGCCTGAGGAAGGTCACACATATCAAATGTTTGTTGACGTATCCAGAGGAAGAGGCCAAGACTATTCTACATTTACGGTCATTGATGTGTCTCAGAACCCTTTTGTACAGGTATGTACATACCGTGATAATATGATAAGCCCTTTACTTTTTCCTGATCTTATATACAAATATGCTATGCATTATAATGAAGCCTATGTTGTCGTTGAATCTAACGATGCAGGACAAGTTGTATGTAATGGTTTATACTATGATTTAGAATATGAGAACGTATTCGTAGAAAGTATGATTAAGGCCAATGCTATTGGCGTGACCATGACAAAGAAAACAAAGCGTATAGGCTGTTCTAATATACGTGACATTATGGCTCAGGGTAAATTAGTAATAAAGGATGAAGAAACAATAAGAGAAATGAGTACCTTTGTTGCTAAAGGGAGCTCGTATCAGGCCGACCACAACTCGCACGATGATCTTATGATGAACTTAGTTATGTTTGGTTGGTTTACATCCACCCCATTCTTTGCAGAGTCTACCGATGTTAATATGAAACACATGTTATACGCAGCAAAAGTACAGCAATTAGAAGATGAAGTTATACCAGTTGGCAATATTCCGGTGAATTCAAACGCGGTGCATCCGTTCGGAGAGGGCTGGCAAGTATGGAATCCGTGATTCGTATAAATAAGTATATTGAGAAAAATCGTATTATGAAATCTTATTAATAACATGAAGGAGTTTAGATGGCTAATCTAGTTTCGCCTGGAGTACAGGTAAAAGAAATCGATTTGACCAATGTTGTTCCGTCAGTATCATCTACAGCAGGAGCCATGGCAGGATCGTTCGCCTGGGGAACTGTTAATGAGGTAGTTACTGTATCATCGGAAACAGAATTGGTTAACACGTTTGGAAAGCCCGACGCAAACACATTCGAAAGTGTTTTATCGGCCGCCCAATTTTTAAGTTATGGCAGCACACTAAAAGTTGTCAGAGCTGTAGGTACATCAGCACGAAATGCAACAGCATCTGGTACTGGTATCCTAACACAAAACTCGACTGTCTTTGACGGTCAATCACCCGCAGCAGGAGATTGGACGCAAGCCCGTTACCCTGGTGTTATAGGTAATTCAGTTGGAGTCTCTGTTGCAACAGCAACGCAGACACTGACAGCATTCCAATCACTTCACGTTGAAGGCAAAGCAGGAACATCAGCAGGAGCAGCCGCAGTTGGTGGTTCTAATGATGAAATCCATGTATTTGTTTATGACGTAAAGGGTACAATTACAGGAACTGTAAACGGTATTCTTGAGTCTTGGACTTATATGTCACAAGCAAGTGATGTTAAAGGTTCTGATGGTTCTTCTTTATACTGGAAAACTATAATCAATGCAGGATCTAAATGGATTCGTATTGGTAATCATCCAGCGGCATTATCAAAATCTGGTCAATCAGCAACATCAAATGCATTTGTAAATGTATCTGCATTTTTTATTGACTTAACTGGTGGCGTTGATGATAATGCATTAACTGTTGGCGAGACTACTACGGCTCTTAATTATTTTGCTGATGCAGAAACAATGGATATGAGCTTAATGTTCCAGTCAAACTCAGGATTTAGTGCGGCTGATAATATTACACTTAGTAATTTCATTACAGCTTTATGTGCAGCAAGAAAAGATGCAGTTGGCTTTGTCTCTCCTCAAAGAGCGGCAACAGTAAACGCGTCAGCACCACAAACTACAGTAGCAGCATGGAGAACAGGAATTACTTCAACGTCTTATGGCTTTGCAGATTCAAGTTCTTTATATGTGTATGACAAATACAATGATGTATATCGTTGGATTGCAGCGGCAGGATCTATGGCAGGACTAACAGCTAACGCTGATTTAGTTGCTGATGCATGGTTCTCACCTGCAGGTTTTACACGTGGTAATGTTCGCAACGTTACTAAACTAGCATGGAACCCTAACCAAGCACAAAGAGATGCTTTATACAAGACAGGTGTTAACCCTATTGTAACTTTCCCTGGTTCAGGTACAGTGTTATTTGGTGATAAAACTCTACAAAGTAAACCTTCAGCGTTCGATAGAATTAACGTTCGTAGATTGTTTATTGTATTAGAGAAAGCTGTTAGTGTAGCATCTAAAGCATCATTATTCGAATTTAATGATGAATTTACAAGGGCTCAATTCAGAAATATGGTTGAACCGTTTTTACGTGATGTTAAAGGACGAAGAGGTGTTACAGACTTTAAAGTAGTTTGTGATGGAACAAACAATACAGGAGCAATTATTGATACCAATAAGTTTGTTGCTGATATTTATGTTAAGCCTGCTCGCTCTATTAACTATATCACATTAAACTTTATTGCCACAAGAACTGGTGTCGAGTTTAGTGAAATTGCAGGAGGTAATTAAAGATGGCTATTTTAGGCGTAGATGATATGAAAGCCCAATTAGTGGGTGGCGGTGCTAGACCTAATTTATT